CCCTCACGTAGCCCTTGGCTCGGGCACTGTCGAGCGTCAGGTCCGCGGTCAGCGACTTGATGCGGGAGAAGGGCAGCTTGCGGGTGCCGCTGAGGACGCCCTCCACCCACTCCATCCGGCGAGTGATCCACTCCGGACGGGTGTCGAGAGCCCGTGCCTCCGGGAAGAGCATCTCGATGTTGGTGATGCCGTACTCGTCGGCGTGCTGGAGGACGGCTTCCTTGAAGGAGCCGACCTTGCTGGCGGTCTCGAAGATCTGCTTGATCTGGGAGTGGTTCAGCGTCGCGCCCTGACGCGCGCCATCACCGGAGATCTCCGGCTTGTTCTGCTCGAAGACGTTGCGCGTCATCGTGTCCTTCTCCTTGTGCTCGAGGGACGTCTTGTCCTCGTCCTGTTCGTTCTCCGTGGCCGGCTTCTCGGCTTCGGTCTTCTTGTCGTCCGTGTCCGAATGCTTCACCGACGCGTTGTCCTCGAGAGCCTTCGTCACCATGACCGCGACCAATTCCTTCTGGTCGGCGTCCAGGGTGTCGTACACATCCTGGAAGGTCTTGGTGGCTCCGTGCTGCAGCTCGAGACCGGTGTAGATGACGGCTTCGTCATCGAGAACCTCGACGTTTCCGTCGCTGTGCTTGATGTTGACGAAGTCGATCACGGCGCCCTTGTTGGCGCCCTTCAGCACGAGACTGACCTCGCACATCTCGCCGTGGAGAACTTCCTTCTTGTTGTTCTCCTTGAGCTGATTGGCGTAGATCGACAACATCTTGATGTCGCCGTGTTCGACCAACATCTTGGAGTTCTGCGCGGCCGGCGTCTCGTTGAAGAAGCAGTACGCGTACGTACCGTCGTTCTCACGATGTTCCAACTTCGCGTAGCCGAGGATGTTGTCGGGACTGTCGTGCACATGCTGCCAGACGAGAGGGATTTCCTTCCCGTCCATGTGCGCGAATGCTGCGGACGTGATCGTTCGCCCGTCCGAGCACTTGAGACCGACCTTGGTTGCGTAACCACCGAAATCGGGCTCGATTACGGTCTTCGTCACGGTCGTCTCCTTTCATGTTCAGAGCGAGTTCACGCTCACGGCTGAATCTGCGGTGGGTTTACCCGGACAGACGGAACTCGGATTGGTGGCTGAGGCTGGCTCGGACTACCGAGTTTGTTGTCAGGCATGTTGCTGTTCCGGAGCTTGTCCGCGTTCTTGTCCTTCGATGGAACCATACCAATAGCCTGTCGAATCTCGTTCGACGACATGATTTCGTTTCGAGTGAACTTGTCGGCGATCTCAGCCAACTGATCCACGGGAATATTCGCGAAGGGGTCGCGGAAGTATTCGATGCTATGACCCTGACTGCGAGCCGTCTTCGTAAGGAAGGTACGTCGCATCGCTTCGACGATGGCTTGAGCGATCGGTTTGATCGTTCTGTTGTGGTAATTCTGCATCACCTTGTAATCTGCGGTGCCATCCATCACTTCTTTGGTGATGCCCAGTTGGCTGTACAGAAGCTCGGTCAAGTACTCGACCTGCTTCAACAAATTGTTCTCGGATGGTCGATTCAGCTGAGTGATCTTCTCGGTGCCATCGGTATATGCGATACCGTACTGACTACCCTTCAGCTGGAACTCGATATCCTTCCGACGCTGCTCGGCCTGAGCTCGGCGACTCTCCGATTTGATGACGTATGGCAGCTGAATAATCATATCCAGCTTGCCCGAACTTGATTGTTCGTCGACGGCATCCAGAAGGCTCAATTTCCGAATGAGTCGCTGGAGTGTCGAGCTCGGCTCGTTCATCACGGCGTAAAGAGGGTTCTCGATGATCGGAGTGAACGCTTTCCCGACCACGACGTCCTCACGTCGGGCAATTTTGTCGTTGTAGAGATGAACCGCGACGTGTTCCGGCTGCCACTTGACGATTCGACCGACGCGCATCGTCAGAATATCGTAGCCACCAGTCAAATTCGGATTCGCCGTCGTGTCTACTGGAACAACGGCGATGACGCCTTCGTCGAACAACGTCTGTACCAAATCCTGACGGAAATGACGTGCCGCTTGATCGATGTTCGCTTCGACGGTGAGGCAGTTATTCAGTCCGCTACTGACAGTCTCGGAATATCGGCCTTGATCGTCGAGTTTGACGTGTTTGATGTCCAGATCGGCCACGTCGATCGCGATTCGGTTGTAAATCGACTGAATTATCGTTCGATCGTTCCCGTACCTGAACCGAGTTCGATCGGGACGAGATCCATACGACGTACCTTCCGTTTGGAACGGGTTCGTGCGATCGAGATTGACGAAAGCGTTCCAGCCATGCGAGATTGCCTTGGCGATGCGTCCTGCGATGCTCATCCACTACCTCCTCTCGTCACTCGAAAGCCTCCTTGTTTGCTTTGTAGGCCACGTAAGCGTCCATCAAGGCCGCGACGTTGTCGATCTTCTCTTCGGTTCGCTTCTTCAGCAGTTTCCGGTTGCCGTTCGTATCTTCGAGAGTGATGGCATTACCCATAGTGAAGGTCATCAAGCCTTCATCGAATATGAGCAATCTTTCTTCGGCCAGCTTTTTCAATTCCCCTAGAGGAACCGATTCAGTTCGTGCTCCCTGAGGAACTTTCTCAATTCCGAACGGCCCGTTTTCTCGTTCCCATCGTTCGACAAACTCTTTCGAGTTGTACGGGTCGAAACCGAGAGCTCGAACGTCATAACGCATCTCTTCGATATGTCTTTCGAGGTCGTCATAGACCTCCATCATGTCCAGCACTGTGCCTTCCATGATGTGCAAACTGTTTTCTCTTCTGAACTCATCGTACTTAAAACGCAACGCCCCAGGAAGTCTCATGAGCGTCAAAGAAGTGATGTAACTCCGAGTTTTGATTCCGTATCGACCACGCGAAAGAGGAAATAAGAACGTGAAGGCACAGAAGTCATCGCCCTGAGAAAGGTCCGCGCCAAGAGCGCAAGGCATATCCCAGAAAATGGCGCGATCGTGCGGAATTGTGTCCTCGTAGGTGAAGAAGTAGGTGTATCCCTCCATGGGAATACCAAACCGCTTCGCCAAAATATCGTTTCGAGCTGCCGGAGCTTTCTCGGCTCGCTCCACATCCAATTGATACGTCTCGTACGTGACGGTCCGACCAATATTCGGTTGAGCTTTTACCCACATTTCAGGATCGGCAACTTCTTCAAGCTCATCGAGCTTGTAGTGCCAAATAGAAACGTGAGGAGCCTGATACTCGCCCTTCAGAATCTCTTGGAGTTCCATCTTGATGGTATCTCCAGACCCATTTCGAACAGTGCCTTCGGAGCTGATGGCGACGATCAACCAGTCATCAAGCTTTGAAGCGCCCTGTTCGATAGCACCCACAACATCTTCGCGTAGATCGCCGGAGAGCCATTCGTCGATAGTTGAAACCAGCGGTCGAAGACCTTGAAGCTTTGCAATCGACATGGGGCGGATCTCGAGAAGACTCCCGGTAAGAAAGTTCTCGATCCCCTTCTTTGTCGCCGCAAGTTTTTGGCGGAGAAAGCGATTCCCCGTTGTATTTTGCATAGATCCCAATGTCAAGAATGCAAACAAGGGACCTTTAGATCTGGTGATGGCTGTCCGAAATGGTGCCAATACTTCTTCAGCTTGCTTCATCGTCGGTGCTGTCGTAACTTGATGCGTTGTTGCGGTATGCACCGTGAGAAAATATGCTTGAATGCATTGAGCGTACATAGATTTGGCTGCACCACGAGCGACAATCAGAAATTGCTTGTTTGTCAAGCGCATTTTGATCGTCTTCGTTACGTAGTGTCCGCCTTTTCCATCTTTGTTCGGAGTCCAAACGGAACGGTCGACAAAGTAATACCAACCGAAGATCTGCTCTGCCCACAATTTGAACGAAGGCAGCATGTGCAAATCAGTTCCATCAGTTAGCGTTAATTCGCCTTCGCAAAACGCAATGAACCCATCGATCGCCTTGTCATCGTAGTAGATGTTCGGGTTCGCGATGAGATCGTCGATTCGGTTCATCTCCGCTGAGATTTCACGGTTTACGGGAATATTGCCCCGGAGGACTTCATCCCGAAATTGACCGTAATAATACGGAGTCGCCGTATTCGACAACGCCATCGTTCACCCCCTAGTAGTCGTACGAGTTCAGATTGAAAACCATCTTCTGATCGTTCCAAACGGCAGCGATTCGATCGAAGTACAAAGAGCTGGGGATCACAGATCCCCGGAGATCTCCTGGACCGAAATTGTTTGTGTTGACAAAAACTTGGTCAGCGTTCGCAGAACCGGCAGGACCGATTGTTGCGTGAGGAAGGAAATCGGTGAATTGACTCTTGTTCCATCCTTCTACCAACTTCCGAGCAACAAGAAGCTGCGGGGTCGGATGGAAAATGAGCGCATCAACTTCTTGGTCGGATTCGCCAAGCTGATCCACGCTCATCACTGGAAGTGAGAAAGAACCAGTGATTCGAGCGGCAGAAATTGCGTCCTTCGCCATGGAATTGAAGTCGGTGTCGCTCAGATCGGCAGTCTCGCCCGCGAACACCAAGGTCATGTGCGGAAGGTCCTGCTTGCACCAGTCACCATTCGCCGGCAAATATGCGATCATTGCTGTCGTGTTCATGCGACACCGCCCGTCGCAGCCTTCTTGATGACGGTCGATGCGACCTTCTTGGCGACGCGCTGCTGAACTTCACGCTTGCCGACCTCGAGCAGAGTCGAAGCGATCCAGCGAGTAGCCGCCGATTTCTCATTCACCGAAAGCCGTTTGAAATCCTGCTCGAGCTGCATTCGCCGGATGGCGGCCTGGAGCTCGTTGTTCGAGACTGTGTGAACGCCTTTCTTCTTGGCGGTCATTCGAGTCTTCGTGGATGCGGCTGAATCGGAAGAGGCGGGATTGCTTTTCTTCCGATGAACACCCCACTTCATCCCCTTGACACCGAAGTGCGTGAGGATGTCTTCTGCTGTCGTCACACCTCCTCCTTTCACTTGGCCGTGACCCAGTCGGTTCCGTCGAAGCTATTCATTTTGACGTTTACCCAGGCAGAACCATTCCAAACCTTAGCCTGATGAGGAATCCACGCGGATCCATTCCAGACTTTTGGTTTGCCGCTTCTACTGGCAGGAACGATAGGTGTGTTCATCCAATCCACGACTTCGGAATTGGACAACGTACCAGACAGAATTCGAATTCCAGTGATCGCCATCGCAGAAGATGAATTCATTCCGACCATCGCGGGCGCGTACCCACTAAGCCACGGATAGTC